AAGAACAATATGACAAGAACCGAAGTGGTAAGAAAAGGCTTGGAAACGGTATTAAGAGAAGAAAAAGAATAAAAAATGGCACCCGCCGTCCCGTCAAGAACAAAGCGAGTGCCACCCACCAGCCGAAGCTGATAAATATATTCTATCAGACTTCTGGCTGAAAAACAAGGAGGATGATAGAATGTCGCAAATCGAAAAACTATATGAGGCTTACTGCGCAGAGCAAAGCCGCGCACCGATGCCACAAGAAACTATTCGTTTACATGAAGTCCTATCAAGTATGCTACCGCATAAAGAATACTTGGAAGTAGAGGAACTTATTTCAGCCAGCCATAATGAGCGCGATAAAGAATACTTTTTTGCTGGATTTCGTGCAGCAATGAGATTATGGGCAGAGGCAATGAAATGAGAAAACTTGATCTTACAGGGCAGCGCTTCGGAAGGCTGGTAGTAATTAAAGAAGCAGGGCGCTCATCCGATGGGCGCGTAAGGTGGCTATGTAAATGCGATTGCGGAAATTATACGTCCACTCCAAGCACTAAGACACTGCGAAATGGAACCTGCAGGAGTTGCGGCTGCATTGAACGAGAGCGACCTAACAAACTAACACATGGGAAGTCAAACACAAAATTATTTCACGTTTGGAATGGCATGAAGCAAAGATGTTATAACCCCAACAACAGAAGTTATAAAACCTATGGAGGCAGGGGCATCAAAGTCTGCGACGAGTGGCGTGATAATTTTATGGCATTCCATGATTGGGCTATAGCCAATGGCTATGAGGAAGGACTTACAATAGATAGGATTGATAATGACGGAGATTATGAACCAAACAACTGTAGATGGATTACTTTGCAAGAAAATGTAAGTAAAATGAGAAAAGAACAATAATAGCAATGGCGCTAACAATGAACACTGGGAAAACCCAGTGTTTTTGTTATGGAAAATAAAGAAAGGAGGTGCAATATGGCTGCAGAGGTTTTCAGGATCGAGATCCCAATTAGTGTCGAGGATAAGACAGATCCTGGCGTCTCCCAGGCAACACGGAAGATAAATAAATTTGACGAGGCCAACCAGAGGACGCAGGAACGGCTAAACCAGATGAATAAAACAAAATATCAGGTCGTTCTTGACGCATTGGATAGGGCGTCAAGCGTCATCGGGAAAGTCTCATCAAAGGCACGCAGCATAGCAGGTAAGACGTTCAGCTTTACGATGAAAGTTATCGACCTGGCTACGGCACCATTAAGAGCCCTGTGGAACTTTGCAACGTCCATACAAGGCGCCATACTCGGCGCTACCGGTGCATTTGCCGGTATTTATAAACCGATGGAAATAGCCGCAGATTTTGAGCAAACGCAGATAGCATTTGAAACCATGCTGAAAAGCGCCGAGAAGGCCCAGCAGTTCCTGAATGAAGCGTCAGAGTTCGCGAATAAAACACCATTCGAATTTCCGGAGCTCATAAACAGCAGTAAGCTGCTAATGGCCTTCGGATTTGAGGCTGACAAGGTTCTTGATATGCTGAAGACCATAGGCGACACGGCCAGCGGCTTGGGAGCCGGTTCTGAAGGAATAGACAGAATCACAAGAGCCCTCGGTCAGATGCGGGCCAAAGGACGAGCACAAACAGAAGAACTCTTGCAGCTCCAGGAACTCGGCGTGCCGGCTAACCAAATCCTGCAGGAAGAGCTCGGTCTCACCGGAGAGCAGGTAGCAAACATCGGTAAAGAAAGCATAGAAGCATCAAAGGTTATAGAGGCATTGCTGCGAGGAATGGAAAAGCGCTTCGGAGGCATGATGGACAACCAATCCAGGACGGCCAAAGGTATGATATCAACCCTTAAGGACACTCTCGAAAATTCACTTTTAAGACCATGGGGACAAGGTCTATGGGAAGGTATAAAGCCGGGACTTGAAAGGATCACAACCTGGATAGATGAGAACCAGGATATCATCGCAGAATGGGGAGAAGCCTGGAAGAAAGCAGGAGCAAATATATCCAAGTGGGTAATGGCCAGAGTGGATGCCTTGAGAAACAGCATACAGCGCATGGTTAACTCCCAGGAATGGAAAGATGCTAAGAACTTCGGAGAAAAGCTGAAGATCGCCTGGGATAAGATAATAGCGCAGCCATTCAACGAATGGTGGAATTCAACCGGCAAGGCCTGGCTTGCAGACAAAGCTGGCAAAATCGGCGAAGGAATAGGAACTGCACTCTCCGCAGGATTGCTGGCCATACTCGGAATTGACGCCAGGGGAGCCGTAGAGGACGGAACCAGCATAGGCGCTTCATTCGCTGAAGGTTTTACACGGGGATTTGACGGCAAGAAGGTAGGCGAGGCAATCCTGAACGCCATAAAGGGCGTATTCAAAGACGCAGGAACGCTGCTTCCAGGAGGAGAGAAACCAAGTAGTACATCCTGGCTGTCTGCCGGCGCAATAGCATTGGCCCTTCAAAAGCTCGGAATTTTCAAGCTGATAGGAAAAGGCGGTAAGGGTTTAATTAATCTCCTCGGAAAAGGGAGCAAAGATGGAGTACCTGCAGCAACAGGACCTCTTGTCCCTGACAGCTTCATAACTTCCACTATGGCCGTCACGGCCTCCGTAGTTTACATCAATGGCCCAACGATTGGAGGCGGTGGAAGCGGGGGCAAAATCATAAACAACATTCCAAGCTTACCTGGAGGAGGACCCGTGACAATACCGAAGCTTCCTGGAGGAGGAATGCCTCTTGCTTTACCGGGCGCCGCGGGAGCGGCAGGAAATGCTATAAATACTGTGAAGCTTGCTAATGGCACATACGTAGCGTCCGGAGGCGCATTAACAACAGGCCTGGCCAAGTTAGGAGTAGCACTCGGAAGCGGAGCAACAACTGCCGGTGGAGCTGCAGCTGCAGGCGCCGCAGGGATAGCCGGAATTATAGGCGGGATCCTCGGACTTGGTAGCGCAGGCATTGATGTTTATCAGGGAATAAAAGCAAGCAAAGCAGGCAATAACAAAGTTGCTAAAGATGAGTATGTAACCGCAGGAACCAAAGCAGGTATGGTTGGAACAGGCGCTTTAATAGGTACTGCAATCATGCCTGGACTTGGAACTTTAATCGGTGCAGGAATAGGCGGCGCAGCGGCGCTTTTAACTGGAGATAAAGCCGGCAAAGCCCTATCTGACGCAACGGACAAAGACGGAGCTTTATCAAAGTTCTGGGAAAATACCAAGACATGGGCAAGTAACACATGGGACTCCATCAAGACAGGAGCTTCAAATGCTGGATCCTGGGTAGCCGAGAAGTGGAATGCGGCCGGAGACTGGATCAGCAACAAATGGAGTGACTTCAGTAACTGGTTTGACACTTCGGTATGGACCCCGGTAAAAGACGTCGGAATATCGGCCATAAACATAGCAGCCGGCGCATGGAGCGAGGCCAAGAACTGGGTAAGCGAGACATGGGGAACCGTAAGCACATGGTTTGATGAAACGGTATGGCAGCCGGTGAAAAGCGCAGCGCAGACAGCGGGGGCATGGCTGGGAGATCAGTTCACAGCTGCAAAGAACGCCATAAGCGAAGCCTGGTCCGGAGTATCCGACTGGTTCTCAAATAACGTATGGGAACCCATCAAAAACGGAGCAACCAAGGCATGGGAATGGGTAGGCGATAAGCTCGGCGGCATCGGCGAATGGATCGGCGACAAGTGGCAGAGCTTCAAAGACTGGCTCGGAGGCTTGGGCCAAAAAGGATCGAAAGAAACCGGCCTGACGACCAGCCAGGGCAAAGGCAGCGTCCTCGAACATGCATACGGCGGCATTATGACAAAGCCACACATGGGCATCGTGGCCGAGGACGGAGCTGAAGGAATTATCCCGTTAAGCCCAAGCAAGAGACAAAGAGGCCTTGATTTATGGCAGCGGACCGGTGAGCTTCTTGGCGTAAGGGCCTATGAAGACGGCGGAATCGTAGGAGAGGAACCGGACGAAATCCCGGTAGCCTCCGCAACCGGAAAGGCCGGCCAGAACATCACCATCAAGGTAGAAGTCAAGGCAGAGCCTAAATTCACGATCGAAGGCTCCGGAGACACCACAGACGAAAACAAGGTGCTGGCTGTCCTGAAGGCCTACATCCGCGAAATGACCGACGACATAGGAGACGAGCTGGCTGAGAGACTGGCCCGCATATTTGCAAATATGCCGGTGAAAGGAGGAGCTGAAGCGTAATGGATATATACCTCACTGAAATAGCAACTGGAGCAAGGCTGGCGCTTTCCATGCTCCCCGAAAAGGCAAAGCAAAAAGGCGATACCGCATTTCAGGTTTATGACATTATAAACGTCGGAGAGGTAAGGATCCCACGAGGGACCAACCTTTTAACTTTCTCGTGGAGTGGTACACTCCCCGGCAAAAGCCGAAGGAACGCCAGCTATGTAAAATCGCAATACTGGCAAAGCCCAGAGGAGATCGTAAACACCTGGGAAAGATGGCGTAAAGAAGGCACCAAAATACGGCTCATGGTTACAGAGACCACAATAAACCACGACGTATACCTGGACAGCTATACTGCAGAGCCGACCGGAGGAAACGGTGACTACGAGTATTCAATCAGCTTCATTGAGGCCAAACCTATAGAGGTTTATACGGTAAATGAGCTGAACATCAAGCCGAAAACACAGACCAATAAGACGAGTGCATCAACCAGGCCACCGGCAGCGAAAGCAGCGGCCAAGACTTATACCGTAAAGAGCGGAGATAGCCTATGGAAGATTGCACAAGTGACCCTTGGCAAGGGCGGAAGGTATATGGAGATATACAACCTGAACACGGATAAGCTGAAAAACCCAAACATCATATACCCCGGACAAGTCCTAACGCTGCCGAGTTAGGAGGTGAGCGGCCACGATAGATATCAGCAAAATCAAATACCGGGTGATACTGGTCACATCTGCAGGAAAGCAGATCGAGGTCACCCAGGCCGCCGAGAGCATCGGCTGGGAAGAAGGTGACGCAGAGCTGGCCATGAGAATCGCCTTGTCGTTTCACAACATCACATACGAAGGCAAAAAGCTCTCCAGCATTGCACAACCAGGATGCATAGTAGTCATTATTGCAGACTGGGGAACCGGCAGCGACGAGGTCGCCAGAGGAACAATCGTGGAGTGGGAACCAGGAGAAATCGGGAACACGGCCACGATTTTTGACATTATGGCATATGATGAACTCTTCAACCTTCAGCAGAGTCAGGACAACCGGTATTATGCAGCCGGCACAGGGACCAAATCGGCTATCATGGGGATATTCAACGACTGGGGAGTACCCGTAGAGAAATACGATGGCCCGGACGTAGCGCATGCAAAGACGCCTTTCAAAAACGAGTATTTGAGCAACATTCTCCTGCAGCTGCTGGATGATGCAGCGAAGAAAGGCGCTCCAAAATGCATTATCCGAGCCACAAAAGGCAAGGTAAGCGTACTGCCGATGGGGAGCAACAAGACCATATATCACTTTGACGAGGATACAAACGCGACACTGGTCAGGGATAAGATCAGCACCGCAGACCTTGTCACAAGGGTAAAGGTGGTAGGCAAGGAAGACAGCGAAGGAAGGCAGCCGGTGGAGGCTGTACTCGACGGCCAAACCCAGTATGGCATACGCCAGAGGATCTACAACAGATCTGAAGACGACACACTGGCTACAGCGAAATCAGCAGCCCAGGAAATGCTGAACGAACATGGCAAGCCGGCCAGGACGATAGTTCTCGAAGCTCCGGACGTGCCAATGATACGAAAAGGGGACAAAATACACGTCAAGGCAGGAACCCTCAATGGATACTACATCATCAAAGCCATAAGGCACGATGCCGGCAGCAGGACCATGACCATGGAACTGGAGGACGAGGCAGACAACACAACAGTAGCCAATACCACACAGGCCTTGACTGCTGCAGCTTCAAGCTATGGGGAGTTCAACAAAGGCGACATCGTGATCTTGAACGGACCGGTATATCGCGACAGCTACGGCAACGGTCAAGGGAAGACATTCACTAACCGCAAATGCACCATCACCATTAAAGTGGATACTTCAAGACCATGCCCGTATCACGTAGACGCCATCGGCTGGGTAAAACCAAGCTCAATAACTAAAGCATAGGAGGTGGGAGTGTGAAACCATCATCAGGTAATGCAGGCATAAACAAGCTGGCAAGAGTAATGCAGCAGCGGATGAAGGAAGTAAATGCATCCCCCCTCTTGCTTGATTTTGGAGTAATACAGGAAGATTACAGCTTGCTAACAAACACATATCCGATACCAATCCCTAAAACCGATTACCTGGTATGCAGGGATGTAACTCATAACCCAGGCAAACCATTAACCCAAACGAATACGGAAGCCAACCATTCTCACGATGTAGTGCTTCCGGAAAGCATGCGCTGGCTTAAACCAGGAGACAGAGTCCTGGTAGCCTGGGTACAAAACGACGCCGTAGTCATTGACATTGTACTATCGGCAACAAAGATAGGAGGCTGATCATATGGCAGATAAAAACCTGTTTCCTGTCTTTGAAGTTCCAGAGATCAATATATCGACACCTGCAGAAGAACAAAAGTACAAGCCGAGCGTTTATTTTGATTTCGAGCTTGGAGATTTTAGAAGAGACGGAGCCAATAAACTGGTGGTGGCTGATGGGAAAGAAGCATATAAGCAATGGTGCATTAAAACCGTGCTGACTGAACGCCTGGAAAGAATGGCGTACAGCAGCGATATAGGAATCGAGCTTCATGACGCATTAAAACAGGCAGACAGGCAGGCGGTAGAATCGGCCCTGGAGAGAACTATCACAGAGGCGCTCATGGTCAACCCAAGGACAGAATATGTCCGGGGATTTGAGTTCACGTGGACCGGCGACAGCATATACTGCGAGTTCATCGTAAAGGGCAAGGAATGGGAAGAACAAAAAATAGGCGTGAACTTTCAAACATAAGGAGGTGGAATGAATGTCGATACCAGAGTTTACACCGCCCAGTTTCCTGAACGATCAGGATGCCGAAACAATTCAT